GACCTCCCCGCAAAACGTTGTGCTGCCGCTTGATTGATTTTCTGCACGGCATCCCATACTGATTGGGAAATAATTGCCTCGTGTGTCCCTTCGCAGCGTACCCATTCGGAGGCAGGTTTCCTCACCAGCGTGTTATCCTTGTAGGAACGTGATCCGGTATAGTTCATAACCAGATTGCCTAAATAAACTTCGTTCCGCAGGATACCCATTACGACAACTGTAGTCCATGCGGAGGACGCTTTACAGCCCTCTTTTCCGTTCTGCTGATACCAATACACCAGCGGCGGAAGGATACCCTCTTTATTCAGCATCGCAGTAATTTTATGAACGGACACCCCGGATTCCCGCAGATGAAATATCCTCCGTACAACACCAGCAGCATAGTCGTCTATGACCAGCTTGTGTTTATCCTCAGCGCTTTTGCAATAGCCATATGGCGCTTTGAAAGACAGGCACTGGCCATTTTTCTTCTTGCTGAGCAGGACGCTCTTGATTTTGCCGCTCAGATCACGCAGGTGATAGTCGTTCATCAAACTGCGGAAGTGCAGCATTTCCGTACTGTCCCCCTCGCTGTCCAAGCAGTCCAGCACGGAAACAAAGCGGCATCCCAAGCTGGGAAAAATAACATCCGTATACCGCCCCACCTCCACATAGTCGCGCCCCAGACGTGAGAGGTCTTTAACCAGAATCAGATTGATAATGCCCTTCCGTGCATCTTCCAGCATTTCCAAAAATCCGGGCCGTTGGAAATTTCCACCGGAATAGCCATCGTCACAATATGTTTTTGTTTCAACCCACCCATTGAGCATAGCGAACTTGGACAGCAGATCCCGTTGATTTTCTATACTGGTGGATTCATCTGCGGGGATGTAGTGATTGGCTTTTGCGGAATTAGAGGCATCATCTACACTCAAACGGCAATAGATACCAACATGATAGATTGTACTCATACTGCCGCCCCCTCCTGTGCCAGCACCCCGTCCACATTCCCTACATACCGGTAAAACACCTTGATTTTGCAAAGACGGACTTCTTCCCGTTTCTCCATTTCCCCGATTTCAATGCGGTCTACCAATTCAAACAGTATAGTTTCGTCCAGGCTCTCAATTTCTGTGTATCGCCGGATAATTTCCGCCCAGCGGCTGGCATCATGGCGGTTTCCCATCTGTGCCTTGACCTTCTGCTCTAATCCTGGCAGAGCGGCGGCTTTTTGTGCCCGCTCTGTCTCATATTTTTGAATCAGTGTCTGAAAGACCGTCTGCGGGACTACTCCACTGCACTTGTCCTCGTAAAGATTCTTCATCAACCGCTCCAGTTCCACAACACGGGCGGAAGAAGATTTCCATTCCTGCTCATAGGAAATCAGGCGGCTGTGCTGTTCCTTATCCTTCATACGGACGATTTGTGCCAGCAACTGCTCACAGTCATGATCGGCGTACTGGGCTTTCTCACGGATATCCGCGAGGACAAGCTGATATAGAACTTCCTCACTGATGCTGTGAATGGTACAGGCCGTTTTTCCGCTCTTGGCGTAGCTGCTGCAAATGAAGCGGCTATAGCGCTTGATCCTGCCGCCCTTCAAAGACATCCTGTCAACTTTGTTGCGCATCTTAAAACCGCAGTCGGCACAGTAAACCAGCCCTGTAAAGATGCTTTTGATGCCGTCCATAGTATCGGATTTGCGCACCTGCTTTTCTCGAATACTCATGACCGTATCCCATATTTCACGGGAAATGATTGGCTCATGGGTTCCTTCCGCACGAATCCATTCACTCTCAGGCTTTCGTATAAGTTTGTGGGATTTATAGGACATATTGCCGAATTTCCCTTGTACAAGGTTCCCGATATACGCCTCATTTTGCAGGAGTGTTTTGACGGTTGTGTTCGACCACATATTGATAGACCGCTGCGGATTGTTTTGGCCCCGCTTCTGGTAATACGACTCTCTAGGGGATTGGATACCCTCATCATTGAGTGCCGCGGCAATGGAGTAATACCCCATACCGGAGGCCCGCATAGCAAAAATGCGGCGGACAATTGGAGCGGTATCTTCGTCCACTACAAAGTGATGCTTGTCCTCTGGGTCCCGTTTGTAGCCATAAGGCGGATATGTCCCCATGAATTTTCCGTTCTCGGCACAGGCTTTCTTGACGGCTTTGACCTTTTTGCTGGTATCACGGCTGTAGAACTCATTAAATAGATTCAAAAAGCACATGACATCGGTGCTGCCATCCTGACGCTCTGTGTCAATACCGTTGTTCAGCGCAATAAACCGGCACCCAATAGACGGAAACAGGTAATCGGTATACTGTCCAAACTCGATGTAGTTTCTGCCAAACCGAGAAAGGTCTTTGACAAGAATCACATTGATTTTCCCCGCTTTCGCGTCAGCAATCAGACGCTGAACACCCGGACGCTGGAAATTTGTTCCGGAAAAGCCATCGTCGATATAGACCCCATACTCATTCCAGCCTTGCTCGCGGACATATCTCTGGAGAAGCAGTTTCTGGTTTTCAATGCTGACGGATTCCCCGTCCCGCTCATCATCGTTGCTTAATCTGCAATAGATGCCGACATTGTATGTTTTTTCCGCCATTTCTTTTACCTCCTGGCTCAACTTATTCATACGCTGTGCGGCAAATGGCTCCCATCGGATTGTTCCGATGGCACGATTCTACAGCAGATTCAAAGGCCATGCAAGGATGCGGCAGGCCGCACAGATACCGGTTATGGAATCAGCTTTCTGAGGGCTGGTGGGTCAGTTCCACCATCGCACGACGGATGGCAAGCTGTTCCAGCGTTTTACCCAAGTCTTTCTCTCCAGTGAATATACTGGTTACACGGTACAAGGTTTTTCCGATCATAACTTCCTTGTAGGATGTTACCATTTTTTTTTGCATATCCATAGTAGATACCTCGTTTCAGAATAATTTGTTGTTTATCTCTCTGGCAATCAAACTTCCAATAGAAATTTAATTGCCGCAGAAATAAACAATCCAGCCGCGCCGGAAGATCGGCGGTTTTGCAATAACATAGCAAAGGCACGCTCCGGTGCGGCTGGAGAGAATTGTTGGCTAGTCACTGTTGATTGGCTTACCGTATTTGCCACGCGCCCCGGTAAGAGGGGATATTACGAGGCCGCTGCTGGCGCAGCCGTTCCCAACTCCACAGCACCGTGCCTGGCGTGCGCCGCAGGGTTCCCCCCTAGTCTTTAGGAGGCCGTGAGGAGGTATCATTATTCCCCGCCGTAGCGCCCGACTGCCACATCGGGGACCAGAGAACGTTGATCGCTGGGACAAGCCGCTTCATCACCTCCTGGCTTGTCCGTCTCGGCGGCGTTCTCTTTGGCGAGTTTTTGCCTGTAATACCGTTTCTTCAATTTTCAAGGTGCTGTGAAAGGATGTTAGGATAATGCGTCCTTCTACCCAACGTCGCTATATAGCAGTTTTGGTAGGGTACTTTTTCAAAAATTCCCGAGTTTTTTTCTGCGCGGCAGCTATGCTCTCAACAACGGTGGGGTGCTTGACAGCCTCTGCATCGGCAATTTGGCGAACAGTTTGTCCATCCACAATATACTGCCAGAGGCGGCGATGCTGCTTTTCTGTCAGGCAAACATCAAGGCCCTCCAAAAGCACTTGCCGGAGTTGTTCCCGTTCCTGTTGCTCCTGCTGGCAAATCAGCACAGATTCCGCAGAAACTGTAGCAGTCGCTGCCTCAGGCATACCAGTCATAGAAAGTGTATTGACCGCATAAATGTGCTCCGTAAGATCTGCTTGGTGATAATTTTTATCGGACCAATGTTTCCACCGCCGAAATTCGGCTTCACTGGCGAAGTCCTCACGGGTCAGCCGGATATGTACGCCGGTGACACTGGGACAGACGATAGCGTCTTTGTCCAATTTGTTCAGTGCATAGTCACTTTTGGAATCGAACATATTCTTGCCTCCAATTCATTTGCAAAATGTGATGAATTTCACAGGATGAATTGGAAACCAGGTGGCCCTCGGCACTTATAGAAAACGACATGATTCGCCATATTTCGACACAACAAGACGCCGGGTACTCGATATAAGCACCCGGCGTCTTGTTGTGTCAAAATATATTGAATTGTTGAAAATGCATTTTCCTTTAGAAAAAAATGAAATGCTGTTAGTTCTCTTTTGTACTGAAAAAAAGAAAGGCATCCCTGAAATACCATAGAAGCACTCCTTAACGGCCACTATGGAGTTTCAAAGTATGCAAAAGCATCCCCGCAAGCAACCGTTTTTTTTACAGCCTTTCGGGGAAATGTATTCAAGATATTCCTACGCCCGGTTACCTCCTGGATATAATTGTTGCCTGAGATAATTTCGTGCGCGCTGTACGCGCTTTTTGCAAGCTGGGACAGAAATTCCCAATTTTTCTGCCACTTCTTTGATTGAATATTTGTCTAAACTAATCATTTTGAGAAGTTTGAAATCACTGCTTTCTGCAATATCTTCATACAATATATCAACATTCCAATCAACATTTGTATATATTTGCCCAATTTCTCCAGAAGTTAATAGCTGAACGAATGTTTTACTCATTCTTCTTTGTGTGCGTATCATATTCCGTAGCACATTTTTCAAGGTATTAACTACCCAACCCTGTGGATTTGTACTGGAAAATATCTGACTTCGTTTTGCACAGGCAATACAAAATGTATCTTGCACTGCCTCTTCAGCTAACAAAGAATCTTTTAATACATTTTTTGCATAAATATACAACTCATTATATAGACTTTCGTATATTTCTTCTATCAATTTATTAGTGAGACACGTTTTATCCATTTTCCACCCCATTTTCAAATTTGTCCGCCTTTTCCGGCAAATTAGTCCTTTACTTATATATTGCCAGAAAATGTAAATCCTGACATGATTCTTCAAAAATCCAAATTGGTTAATAAAAATAGCACCATTGGTGCTTCAATAAAACATTTCCAACGGTATATAATTTTTTAATTATAAGGAGGTTGGAACTATGGATAAAGATGGCTTGCAGGCAACTATTGGCCGAAATATTGCACGATATAGGCAAGAAGCGGGTTTAACACAGGCGGAGCTGGCCGAGAAGATTGGGGTTAGTATCGCGTTTATCTCCAGAGTTGAGCGTGGCTCAAAAATGATGAAGGTCGAACGTTTGTATACTACAGCACAAGTACTCAATGTGAGTTGTGATGCACTTTTTTGTCAGGATTCATATGTTTCCAACTTTGAGAACATTCGATTTATAGTGGATAGTATACCAACAGAGTACTTGCCGGGCATTGAAAAATTGATACGAGTCTGTGCAGAAGATTTTTGTCCAAAGCAAAAAAATTTCACAGACTTGTGATATAATGAAAAACTTGGGAGGTCGGTAAATATGTTGACCGAACAAAATCAGTTCATTACGGAGTTGTATGCAGAATATTTCCCTAAACTTATGATATATGCTACATCGGTATTAAATGATACATATCGGGCGCAAGATGTTGTTCAGGATACATTTCATGAGGCGATTCGACACTATGATATCATTGCTGCCCGTGAAAACCCCGGTGGATGGCTAATGGAGACATTAAAGAACA